ATTATCTATTCCACGCATCGAGAAGTTAGACTCGGATGCCTGTTTTGAAAAGGATGAGGATTCAGTGAGACCAGAAAAAGAGCACTTGTTAATAATGTAAAAACTAACGGCACGATGAAAGGGTTCGCTGTCGGTTTCATTTAAATAATCCTTTGCTTGTTGGAATAGATTTCGAGCGGAAGATGGATCGCAATAACGCTGCTTTAGTTGTACTAATTCATCTCGCATCTTCACACCATTGTGCTGAAGTTCTTTCCAGAAGTTATACAAAGGTTCGTATAGATCATTCACCCACACAGGAGTATCTGGATTTTCTTTTGTGAATGCGATTGCTACACTACCACCACCAAGAAAAGGTTCACGGTATTCTTTAATGTTCTTAGGGAACTTAGGTAGCAGATATTTGGTGGCACGAGATTTACCACCAGGATAGCGAAGGGGTGTTTTCAAAGATTTCATACTGTTTGCTCAATCAAATTATAAAGTTTAGTAGCGAAGTCTTCCTTCTCTACTGGAGTCACATTCTCAGCGAGAAATGTAATGTCATCAAAATGAACTCTAAAAGAAACAGAATCATCTTTCAGAGTTATATGCTTCATACAAGCATCCCAAGTACAAATACCAACTGTATAAGTTTCGGTATCCCATAATAGCATGTAATCAAAGGTTTTTTCTGGAAGACCCAAATTTTTACCTTGAAAATTTTTCAGAGTAATTTGTTTAGTCCATGGAATAGTCTTACAAAAAAGACCATCTTGACCCTTTGATTCATAATAAAGATTATCTACAAGACCGTAGAAATCTCTACCATTCTCTGTATCACCAACATACTTTAATTGTCCTCCACTATATTTGGCAATAGCAATCTCTTGAACTTCGGCACGAAGCGGGCGCGTTTGATGTCTCTTGAGACCGTCTGTAGATTTAACTACACCAAAAATAGAAGGAAAATCAAACAGTTTCGGATTGATCATAATCAGCAGGATGGTATTTCAAAAATTCCCAGAAGGTCATTTTCATTTCTTTCTGAGTCATGCCGCAATGGGCAGCAGCGGCGGGAAGGTTCATACTAGCACGGAAAAGACCCCAGTGTGCTTCCTTAACATTTTCTGGGGTAGTCTTGATTTTATCCATCAAAGAATCAGTTTCTTTTTCTCGGGAGTTGCGATGGGCGAATACATTTGCTCATACTGCTGAACAATCTCATCTGCTGCTTCAGCAACATAGACCACAAACTTAACAGCAACTTTGATTTCTTTCTGCTCTTTGCTGATCATCGGGGACCATTGAACAAATGTCAGAGTGCCCTGTTGAGTAGGAACACCCACAATAGGATTGCGGAGGGTGATTGATTCATCATCATAAGACACCACTTCAGTAATCAGATCCTCACCAGAGGACATACGAATCAGTTTTACATTCATTTGAATTGACACTCCATCATAATTTCAATTAAACATGCCAGAAGATTGATCTCCTGATCAGCAGCAAATGCTGCCTGGTACTGGTATTTAGCGATCACTAGAACCGCTGCTGGGATTGTGTTTGGCGTCAGTACATCGTACATTGCCTCATAGATGCGATGAATAATCATATTGAAATCATTATCCAGATTCGCAACCACCCATTTACGAACAACATTGAACTCTTTATTCTTCAAAGCATTCGTAAGTTCTTTCAGATTGATGTCAGTAATCTCGGTAAGGATACCAGTGTCGATACTGCCAGTATTACCATACTTCTGAAGTTGATTCAGAACACGACGCCAATCTGGAAAGTGATTTTGAATTAGTTCCGCAACAACTTTTGGATCATAATCCACATATTCCGCCTCAAGTATAGTCCTGACACGGTTGAAAAATTGTCCAGCGACTGCTGCTTTTTCTTTTCCTTTGTATGAGAAATCAATGACTGAGCATCTCGACTGGATGGGATCAATGATTTTGTTTTTGTAGTTACAGGTGAAGATGAATCGGCAGTTGCTATGATACGCCTCAATACTACTCCGCAGGAGGAGTTGTACATCGTTCCCTGTGTTATCTGCCTCATCAATGATGATGACCTTGTGCTTACTTCCTTGAAGTGATACGGTCGTCGCAAAAGTTTTTGCTGTGTTCCGTACCGTGTCCAGAAATCGTCCTTCGTCAGATCCATTAATTACAATATAAGATAGTCCTAGTTCATTACACAATGCCTTAGCGGCAGTGGTTTTACCAACACCAGGAGGACCAGTGAGAAGAAGATTATTCAACTCACCAGCGGCAACCTGTTGCTGTAGATCACGCTTGATACTCTCAGGGAGAATACATTCTTCGATTGTCTGTGGGCGGTATTTCTCCACCCAAAGATACTTATCGTTCATTATATAAAAAATAAAGGTCAGTTAGAATCAGGTTCCAGAGCAATCCAGTAAGTAACAGGAATGCTCTTGTGGGTAAAGCGACTGATCAGACGCTTCGACATAACAACATCATAATCTCCTTTCAAGAGTTTGATGTTCTCCACCTTCAAGTTTAGCACAAACTCATCAGTTGTCGTGCCGACATTGATAGAGAATGTGTTGGAAGTATCGTTCTCCTTGTCGCGGGCAACGATATTGATTTCAGAACCATCACCAATGACAGAGAAATCAGGCAGTTGATATACTGCTGCTGCCCTTTGGAGACTGCTGAGATCAGATTCAGTCAGAACAAACCGTACTTCCTCATCAGGAAGATTGATCTCCTTCTCAGGTGCCTGCTTAATCAGACTTGAATCAGCAAAGAAATACTTGATAGCAGAACGATTGTTCTTGATCTTGACATAATGATTGCCAGTGAATTCCATATCAGCACCCTTCATCAGGGACATACCACCTAGGAACTCATTGAGATCGTAGATCGAGAAGTCCTGGGGGAAGGACTCTTCTACATTTGCCACAGCAAAGATATTCTCTGCTACAGAAATAGTACGGAGAGTATTACCAGACTTCACAGAAATAGACTGGTTGATACCAGAGAAGTTCTTGAGAAGATTAAAAGTGTTTTCAGAAAGTTTCATATTCAACGAGTGTAAGTTTCTCCAGATTTGTGAAGACCAGCGAAGTGGTAAAGAAGAACGCAATAGTGAATTGCTTTCAGTATATCCATCTTGGACTTACCATTCTTCTTACCGAATCGTGACAGATACTTGATAGCATTAGAACGACAGAAAGGTTCGCCGTCGCCAATGCTTTCAATTAAATCAAGAGTTTGAGTCTTCGATTGTTCAGAAGTGTAGTGTGAATGATAAGTGCCTGAAAGATAATCCTGAACCTCTTTGAGGGTCAGGTCTTCTTCATACTTCCAAAATCCATTGGCATTATTCCTAATGATATCATCAGTCGCCATTAGTCAATTCCTCCATTTTACTAAAATTTTTCACTTTATCAAATTTGAGAACACGGTCAAACTTTTCAACCATGTGCTCGCGGTGCGAGATAATAAACAAGTTGAGATCGTTGGCAAAGTTTCTCAAGATATATGATAACTCATCAGTGCCCGTACTGTCAAGTGAACTGTCAAAAATTTCATCCAGAACCAGCAGGTTGGTGTCCACGCTGTTCTTGAGTTTAGCAACGGACCTCCAGGTTAGCATAAGGGCGATGTCAATGCGAGACTTCTCGCCCTCCGAGAATGATGAGTAACTGAAATCATCCCTATAACGAGACTTAATGGTTTCTTCGAAACTCTCGCTGAGCGTAAAGTTCACAAAGAAATCCATCTGCTGAAGATACTGGTTGATGAGTTTGTTCATCACTGGGAGGTATCGTTTGATGATCCTCGTTTTAATACCAGTGTCCTTCAGCAGGTTAGCAGCAACACTATAGTAGTCCTTATCTTCTTTGTGAGTAGCAAGAACTTTTCCTAAATTGTTTTTCTGCTCAATAAGTTTATTCAATTGATCCTGTTCTTTACTGGAATTATTCTTACCATCAAGAATAGATTGAATCTCAGATTCAAGTTCTTTGACCTGCTTACGCATGTGATTGATCAGACCATTGTTTTTATCAATCAGATTATTATGAACTTGAATGTCAGCGGAGACTTGTTTGAATTCATTGATCTGATCTTTAACTTCAGTGATCTGTTCTTCAAGAACTACCCAAGCATCTTGTGTTTCTTTGATTGAGTTATTGTTGCTAGCAATCTTATCAAGTTTAAAACGCTCATCCAATCCTTGCTTACAGGTAGGACAACTATCATTCTCAGAGTAGAACTTATTTTCTTTATTAAGATTGAAAATTTTATTTTCAAATTTTACTTTAAATTCTTTTAAATTATCATACTTATTTGATAATTTTGTGCTGTCAAATAAGTCAGCATTACGCTTAGAAATATACGAACTATACTCCTCATTCTTTTGGAGCAACTCGTCACTCTGTTGGTTCCAGTGATCAATCTTCACCTTCTTATCGGCAATAATATTATCGCTCTGTGTCTCAAGTTCCCTAATCAGGTCCTCTTGTATTTCAATGCGATGCTTAACGAGGTCAACATCTTTCTCAACGAATCGAATATCATCATTAAGTTGCTTCATACGATCTTTGAGATTAGTATTCATAGTAGAGAATACCTGAATATCTAAAAGATCTTCAATGATCTCACGGCGAGATGCCAAAGGAAGTTGCATGAAGGGAACGAATGTAGATGAACCCAATACAACAATCTGAGTGAAAGATTTAAAGTTTAGTTTCAGAATGTTTTGCTCAAGAAACTTTTGCTGATCACCAGTAGCAGCATCTTGATTCATCATCTCACCGTCGATATAAACCTCAAACAAATTAGGTTTCATACCACGGATGACTTTGTATTTACGCTTACCGACAGAAAACTCAACTTCAACACAGCAATCTTTACCGTTGATAGTATTAAGA